TTCTGATTTTTCTCTCCAACCTGAGGTAGAGCTGTGGTCTAGCCACTTAATCCATACCAAGTCACCGATGTTCTTTTTGGTTAGTTTCATATCTCTCCTATAATATCCACTCACATATATATAATGGGTCTTCAAAATCACCCATTAGGTCATACTGGATACCTAAAAGCCTGAGAGCTGCTTCCATTTAATTACCATAAGATATTACAAATACTATTACCTACCACTAGCCAGTAATACCTAGAATGATTACGAAGTAAGTAATAAGATGTGAAACCAGGGTTAGTTTTTTCATCCTGTTTTCATCCGTGGAATAATATCTCCGAACTTAACTATTTCTGGCAATCTTTTGCAATCACATTCAGGCTCTAGCTTAGAACAGCCACCACATTTCCAAATTACATCTATCATTTTGACCTTGTTTAAGCTGACTACTCGCTTCAACATAACTCTTCCACAAGTATCACAGCTAAATACTCCGGTAGATTGTAGTTTCATTGTCTTACCTTTCTATCTAAGTGTTACTTCCCAGTGACCATTAGCTTCTAGGATTACTCTAGCCATCATGGTATCCGAGGGAGAAAGCCCTGCTATTTCAGCATAGGTATTCCAGTAATCAAGGAAGCTGGAGGACATAACCCCAGCTATTTTTTCCAGCTTGATACCACCATTGTGTCTTTTCTGCCGCCAGTTAAATAGCAAAACTACATCGTGTAAATGGCCGCAAAGATATAGCTGGGAGTCACCCTGTTGCATGAATCTATGTAGCATCTGTGCCTTGGCTCCCTTTGTACGAGCAGAGCCGCTACCGTGCCAAAGGTCAATCTTGAATGTTTTGTGGTCTCCGTAGTTAATATCTATAACTTGTTTACCGTGGCTGTAAGGTATTTGTAAGTAGCTAGCAATGAATGAGCCAAGCGAAAAATCACCTAGTTTCTTAGTACGATGCTCGTGGTTACCACCTACATATCCTAAGATGCGGTGCCTGATTGGCATCAATAAACGCACGAATTCAACCACTTGTTGAAATGGATTCATAGTATTTTCATAAGGTGAAGCTACTGATAGCGAGGTAGCAGCGTCAATCATGTCACCACCAAACAAAACAAAACGTGCCGGATTCTTTTTAATCCACTCTATTTGCTTGATGACTTTTTTTAACTGACAAGACTCATGCCCAAATTGAACGTCAGTAAGCATGGTAATTTCTATTCGCTTAAACTTATCTGGTATCTTAACCCTGACATACTTAGTTTGTTCTCCGTATATCATCTTATTGGAGAATTTAACTATGTCCTTAGGTGCTTTACTAAGTAGTTCTCTAAGAAAATCTTGGCTAGTAGCCGGTACAAGAGTTTTCATTTAATATGCTCCCATTAGTTTTCTTTTACGACGCCACGACCTTATATAGTCAACATGATATCCAGATTTCTTAATTTTATCTTGCTGTTTGCGAAAGTATTCATAAGGTTCTCCAGTCTTTTTGTTATGAGCTAAGCAATACCAACAATATCTCGTTTTAGTAGACCTATATTTAGCCCTGTTGCATCTTTCTTGTGGATGGTGAATGCAGCCAATAAATAAAGTGTCCCATGTTTTAGCTCTTTCCTCTTTTTTATTATCTGTTGTATGTCTAGAACGTATTACTTTACGACATTCAGAACATCCATAACTTTTATGACCGACTTTTATCTTACTTGGCAATATCGGCTTCCCATGTTTCTTACATAACAACACAATATCCCTTGCTATGATTGTTTTAATGGTTCACCTCTCGAACAGGGTTCTCTTATCCATCCTCTTAAAAGATTGTTGCATAAAAAGCATAACAAGAAAGTTTCCACTTGAGAGAATTGAGTTGTTGTATTAGGTGTTTTATCTGGTGTTATTGAAATGCCTATTGAATAAAATCCTTCTCTTGTTCTCCCTGTATTTTTACATCTATCACATCTATAGGTTGTAATAACTTCTACTCCCATATTATTTTACCTCCACAAACTTAACTGAATACCAACTATTAAACGTTACCCATACTTTTTGAGGTAACGGCTTACCTTTCACATACTGTCGCAGCTTAACCATGAAAGAACCACTTGCTATCTTCCATTGACAACCCTGGCCTGCCCTGGCCACAATCCCAAGGTAGGCGTACTTCCCTTCCCGACTGGTTATCCAGAGAGAACCTTCCTTCCAGGTGAGGGAATAATATGAGCGTACCGGTGAGAAGAAACTATTGGATGGCCATACTATCTTCAACATAGGAAAGGGCTTATGGGTTATATTCCAGCTAATTACCGTGCAGGATAGTATGGTTTTACTGGAAAGAGCTAGACTAGTTGCTGAGAGGGCCTTATTTGGCCCCAGGATTGGATATGAGCGTACTTCGGGGCTTGCACCAGCAGGGACAGTGGTAGATACTAACAGGCAGGTAGCGAGTAATAGGTGGGTTCTAACCTGTCATGCTTCGACCTTGGACTATACAGATACAGCCTTTACAAATAGTGTGGCGAGTGCAGTTTAGCTTTATCCTGCGCCGCGTTTGGGGTAAGCGGTCATGGCGGCTATGAGAACATACATATTTCGACATCCCCTAGTTTCTCCGCCCTGCCCAAACAACGGCTCTTCTCGCCACAACCCTCATATATCAAATAGCGAGGCGGCTGTCAAGAAGTATTTTGAGAACGGGGTAAGGGTGGCCTGCCCGGGCCGCCCGGGTGCCATTTTTTGTATCGGCTAATCTTGCGTCTAAATTTTTCAATCCTATTTAGACAATCATCACATCGATATATAGATTTTCCTCTTGTCCTACCACAGATGGCGCAAGTTCCGTTGAGTTTGTTCCTCAACTGATAGGCGACTGCTGCATTACGATGATTGATTGAATATTTCCTGTGTCGTTTCTTATGGAGGTAATGATGTAAGTTACCCCTGCAACTAGGACAGACCAACTTCTCCTTTAAAACAATATGAGGATTAAGTATGGGTAGAGTCTCACTCATTGTCAATGGCTATTTTATTCCTTTTGTGCTGAATGTCAATCTAACTCCTCCTTACTCGCTACCCGTAGCTTTCCACTTAATTGCTGAATCTCCATCTGCTACAAGGGCTTTCATGGCTGCTTCAACACACTCTTCAACTGAGTTAGCGTGGCCGCAGATTCCAGAGTTACACCATGCAGCACCATTCTTAGCGTTGTAGAATCGCATTACCGTCCAGTGGTAGTGGTTTCCAAGAGCACAATCTCCATCTAAGTTGATTACGAGTTCCTGTGGTGCCTGCATCACTCCCCCTCACACTTGGTGATGGCTTGCTGTACGTCAGCCCACTTGTCACCAAACTCTTTTGCGGCGGTACTTAGTGCCAATTTCGCTTCCAAAGATACGTCCCGCTTGCTCTGTTCGGCGGCGATGAATAGCACCTGAGCCGCTACGTCTGCGTGCTTAGCAGCCTCCAGTAGCTCTGCCACCCCGGTTTCGCGGTCAATGATACGGGCAGCAATTTGATGGTCGGTATCGAGAATCTCCTTAGCAGCCCTCAACGCCCCTGCTGATGGCTTGGGTTGTGTGTCTTTTGTCATGGTGTTACCTCACTAGCGTCTCAGTAGTTTTCTAGCCAAGCGTACAAAGTCGTTTGTGATTAGATGAAAAGCATTGTTTAGTATCATCTCAGCTAATAACACGCCAAGGCGAGCCTGTTCTTCCGTGATGGCCCGCTGTTCAATAATACGTTGGTCTGGCTCTGTCATGGTTTCGCTCTAAATCCTAACTCAACCATCCTCTGTTTCAATGTTGGGTTGCTTTCGGCTTTCAGCCACAGTAGGCTTAAGACCTCTCCACCATCGAACATTTCGAAGCAATCATCGAAACTGCGTCGTAGAGTTTTCTGACCAAGAAGCATTCTTGCGGCTATAGTTGCTCTGGCTTTTGCCGACCTAGCTTTAGTCGCTTGACTCATGGCCTATCCCTCCCCGTCAATCGCCGCCTTGATTCTGCGGGCATGTTCAATTATATTCCCCAAGTGAGAAGGCCATTCGCAATCCCCAGCTTTCTCTGGCTCAGTTGCTAGGGTTAGGAGTTTCCTCAGCAACTCATACATCTCCGGCGCTTTGGCGTGCAGCGGGCAGAATATCCACTCTGAGAAATTCATGCCGTAGTGTACGTAGCAGCCGCAAGCAGGCCGACCGTTATTGCGCGGTAGGCCATGCATCTGCTTGGGCCGCCAATCAGTTTCGGCTGGCCCCGGCGTAAACTTACTAGCTGTCTTTGGTTGTGTCATTTCGTCACCTTGTACACCTGGTTGAACATCTTTCTAGGCATTGTGTGTCTGTCTAGTTCGCGCTGTACCCTGTCCCTATCTTTCTCGGTCAACTTCGGCCAGATGTGAATCACGCCCGCACAATCGAAACAGACTAGCCCCTTGACCGTAGTTGCCAGTTGCATCTTAGGTTGTGTCATGGTTAGACCTCCATTCAATTATTGCTGCCCTCTCTTTAGGTGATAGTTCCTTACACTCGTCACACTTGTAACACAGGGGAAACTTAGTCCTAATGAAACGCCTAGCGCATACATAGCAGATACTCTCACCAGGAAATTTAGGTGTCATGGTTTGGTTCCTCCTGTTTAGCTAGTATGCGAAGCTCCTGCATGGCCCACCACATAGCCTCACGCTCCTCTAGGCGTAGGAACCCTGTGAACCTTGTGCGCCCATTATTGCCAACGCGTGGTTCATAGGCTCTTTCAGGTGAGGGTTTGACACCTCCATTTACATCTTCAATTAGCATCAATTCAAATACCCGTCTTGCCTCAGTGTTAGTCATCATATCCTCCTATCTTAGCATCCCTCAGCCTGCATCCTAAAGGATACGGCGTGCTTCTGTAACTCTGCTACATCTACTTGTCATTGTGTCACCTCTCTCACTTACGCTACTGGCCTACTCCGTAGAACGGTCAGCAGCCGGGCACTAGGTAGCCAGCGTGTAGCTCTCCATACCCTTGCCTAACAGATCGGGATGAGAGCCAACCCAGCTTGCGCTAGTTGACACCAGCATGGTTCACATCGGAATAGGTGCGCTTGCCCTTGTGCCAGCCCCATTCGCGTACATCGGGCCACTGTAGCCTCACTATCGCGTAACCTTGTTTCATTGTCCTTACCTCCTATCACTCCCCCCAGCTCACTCGCCTAGATAGGGAAAGGGCTGGGAGTTGTGTTAGGTTGCGGTCAACTCTAGGTCAGCCAACTCCACCATTAGCAAGTGATAGTGACGCGGGCAAACGTAGATGATATCGCCGTCTATCTGCCGGATTGGCTCAGCATCGTCGCCATCGTGCGAACAATCAGCCCAAGCTGGAGCATCCTTGTTGTAGTACCAGCATTTGATCGTGTGCTTGATCATCCTCTCACCTCTCTTACTCACGCTAGCACTCTAGTTGATGCCTAACTCTGTGTTGCGCTCAATGATGTCTCGCACTTGATCCCAGCTGAAGTCACGCTCTATCACATCTGGGTTGCGCTTGACGTAGGCAACCATCTGTTGCACAACTTCGTCTCGCTCATCATCGTGCAACGTGGCGTCGGCCCATGCCTGTAAATGCTTGCGCGTGAAAGCGTCCATACACTTCCCACTACACTTGCAGTCCTTCCACTCTAAGCCGCATTCTGGGCAGAAAGGATAGGTCATCGTCAGCCTCCTTACTCACGTTACCACTCTATGAGTCCAAGTTATCATAGCCCGCCAGCATCGGCACGCTGGAATCGCACAGCCCTACCTTGTGGCCACACTCGTACAATAGCTGATGCCGCCGCTTGCAGCAGTCAATGGATGGGTCGCGTTTGCTGGTACAACCAGGCTCGTGAACTCTGCCAGCACAAGCAGTGCAGTCCTGCCATCCTTCCCGCCGGCACTCATGTCTAGGCTTGGACTGAGTCATTATCTCCTCCTTGTTCATGCGTCCACCTTACCAGACCATAATATATTGCTAGGGCGCTAGAACCTGCAATCAGAGTGCTCTACCCGGTACTGTTCCACCTGGTAGCCGGGGTTGATGGACTCCAGCCCCTTCTTGACCATCTCAAAGGGTGCCTGGTTAGTCCATGCGGTAGGTATCCATCCACCCGTGAAGTCTGCCTTGGCATTCCACCCATCGAAACCCTTGTTGACCACGATTGTCTTTGCTTGAATCATCTGTTCACCTCGCTTACTTATGCACCCACAATACCACACCCTAATATATTGTCAAGCATAATCGTATCCCGAAGAGTATTATTTATTGCAAGTTTATTGCAACAGATATTCACCTAGCAAACCATTTATATTAGTATATGGCATAGCTCGTGCTGGGTTATATGATAAACCATATATGAGTGTGTAGTTATCAGATATATGGGTGATATGACTCATAGAACTTTAGTAATGTGTCTATTATACCTCAGACTATAGTTCAAAGGCGAACATAAGGCGAATGTATGGTGATAATAGTCTATATGATACATATACATAGACTTAGTACCCTATCTTACATAATACCGCTTATCGGTACATATGACTAACACCTTTATTATCTTATTGATAACCTGTATGGGAGAACAAAAAGCGAACGACCCCCCTGGCCTGGCGCATTGGTACCCCCCTACCTGGTATGGGTAATGAGGCTCCAATCCCAGACCACCAATATTTTCAAAACAGGGCTTCCTGTATGTAGTTGATTATACTTATGTTAATGGTAAATAGCGAATACTAGGCGAATATAACTTGACAAGGACATACTCAATGTGTTAGGCTTAAGTGTAAAGAGATTTTAATGAATATCTGTCTCAAATGCGATATTAAATATGACCCTGGCACCTTAAGTATCTATGCCAGAAATACTTATCCTGTTACTTGTAAGCACTGTATCTTTAAAAAGATAGATACTGAGGCTTATAAAGGGATGACAGATGAAATCAGAAAGTTCTTGTATGAGTCTTAATTAACTTGCTTGTACCCTTGCCTAAGAGGCAACCTCCAGGGGCTTGCTGTATAACGGTAAAACGCCGACAGGAATGATAAAATATGGAGAATAAAACGGAAGTGGCTGGTCTTGGTACCGAAAAAGCTTACGGCCAGCACTTCCAATCAATTTTCTGTGCTGGTGTAAAGATAAGAAAAATCAGGACAGATTCAGATATATCAGTGTGTAGTGTGAACTGGCTGATTGACGAATATATATTAGAGTTTGGAGAAACACCAGATATACTTCTGGTAAACAGCAAGGAACTGTCTGACGCAAAACAAATTGTACCAATGTTGGGATATGAACTAAGAATCATATCAGTTCCACTATTTAAGACAGACTCATGGGCCATAGCAGGTTCTAAGGGTGTCTTTTGGAGTCCGGGGGCATAAAGTGGCCACCGTGCCTAAATATCAATATAAGCAATACTCACAAGGATTTACAATTGCAGTTAGCAATGAAGAACAAAAGTGGATTAGAAAGATAGAACGATACCCTTTGTGGTATCGCTATGCGCCAGGGAACATTAAAGATAAAAGCTTAATCTTGTTTACTTATCAGATGTCTATGAGATATGAATGGTTGAAATCTTATAACAATACACTCATATATGGAAATTAAGAAGACCAAGAACTTTAATCTGAAACCACTCCAGCCCGATATCCATAAAACCAACCGCTGGAACTTCAGGGGTAAGAATCTATCCAACCTGGAGCTGAAGAAACTGGCTTCTAACGGTGTTGCCGAGGTTGACTGGATGCCGGATAACCGGCTAAAGCTACCCAAGTTCCGCCAGAAGTGGCGAACTACTACTATCAGGCAGCCCTCAATGTCAGCAGAAGACTTTGAGAAGCTGTTTGCCAAATTCCAATCTGAATATGACGACCTAGAAACCCCTAAGCCTAATATGTTTGACTGGTTCGCTTACGCCCATCCTGAAATTATGCTGAAGGAGCTATTGAGAAATATCTTAATGACCAAGCGTGGAAGCGATGCCGATAAAGCTTCTCGTACCATATTGGAATTTGGCAAGCAGAAACCCAAGACAGTCACAGAATTCGGTGAATCGGCTGAGCCTTTTACCAATATGTCTCCCACCGAGATACTTGACGTAGCACTGGAGATGTGCGGCCTTAAAAATAAGTTCAGGCAATTCCTTGAGTCAAACCCAGAATCTACAATTAACTAAGCTGTCCCAAGTTCTTAATCTAAAATACTGGGAGAAACACCCGGAGAAGTATGCCAAGGATTGCCTAACCATTCAGCCCAAGGTAGGCAAAAAGAAACGGCTGGATATGATGTGGCACCAGCTTAAGCTCCAAAAGGCTATCAATGAGCAGCGCGCAGCCGGAAAGCCAGTCCGTATCAGGGTGCTCAAGCCCAGGCAAACTTTCATTTCTACCGCTTCTACCGCCAACATCTTCCATGCGGATAGATTCTACCGTGGCACCGCAATGGTGGTTTCAATGGACCTGGACTCCTCCGAACACATCTTCTCCATGATTCAGCGTTATCACTACTATCTGCCAGCAGAAGAGAAAAAGGTGCTCAGGACAGTAGCTTCCAACCGTAAAGAGCTTAAGTTCCAAGAGCCACATGGCGGGCGGATAGTAATTGAAACCGCCGGTAAAAGTTCCGCTGGACACTCTTTTACTATCAGGCACTTGTTGCTGTCAGAGGTATCACGCTGGCCGGATGGCTGCGACGACACAATTATCGGCCTTATGAATGCGGTTCCAGAAGAACCTGAGACAATGATTATCGTAGAGTCAGTTGCCAACGGGATGCAAGGCTGGTTTTACGATGAGTGGCATCGTAAAGACAATGACTGGTTGAATGTTTTTATGCCCTGGTTTGAACACTTGGAGTACAAGCGAGAGCTTCCGCTGTCAGATAGAAACATCTACGAAGCTCAATTAGAGCCATACGAGCGGCGCCTGATTGCTGATTTTAACCTCTCCTTGGAACAAATTGAATGGCGACGGTGGGCGATACGAAACAAGTGTAAAGGTGATGATGAAAAGTTCAGAGAGCAGTATCCTGCCACCGCCCGCGAGGCGTTTCTGGCGTCAGGTAATACCTTCTTCCATATTCCAACGCTGGAAGCAATTAATACCAGCCAGCCGCTCCAATGTGACTTACGAGTGTTTGAAGGACTCAGCGGGCAGAAAGAGACTAGACCAGTACCTAATCCTCGTGGACTTCTCTCAGTCTGGAAGCGGCCCCAAAAAGGACGTCAATATGTTATCGGAGCAGACGTTGCTGAAGGTATTGAGATAGACGGAGCACCAGCAGATGACAGACATGATTACTCTTGTGCCGATGTTCTCGATAGGGGAACGGGAGAGGTTGTTGCTACGCTACACGCAAGGATTACTCCTGATGAATTCGGGCGGCAACTTAACTTACTCGCTAGGTTTTACAATCAAGCCTTTGTCGGGGTGGAGAACAACGGTGGATACGGTGGACACACATTAACCACAATGGAAAATGAGGGCTACTCCCCTGCCCTGCTATATCGTGACCAACAACTACGTAAGCTAGGCTGGACTACCACCAAGGCTAACCGTAAGAGCCTGATGAGCAACCTGGATATGTCCATCCGCTCAAGAGAAGTCCTGATTAACAGCGATGAAACCATTAATGAGCTTAAGGCTTTTGTCACCAAGCCTGATGGCCGTATAGAGGCCGGGAGTGGCCGCAAGGATGATAGAGTCTTTTCCCTAGCCATAGCCAATAAGATGCTGGAAGTGGCGCCGCCCATCCTGAGTGATAAGCACAAAGATGCTACCTTGACTCTGCCAACAGTTAAATATCATCCTTTCAGGTCTATTCGGCCAGTTCCGCAAGTAAAGAAACCAGCAGTTATATTTAGATAATAATTGAGATAATACCATCCCTCTCCCCAAGGCCAAACAATTAGTCCTTTCAACTGAGGCCGCTAACCGGCTGGAGTTTACCATAGAGAATGATTTCTCTAAGGATAGCGCCGACCTATTAGAACGCAATAACCGCATGAAGCGGTATTCCGGGCTGGCCCGCGCAGCGTCAGACACTCATGGAATACCCCAGGAGGAAAGGTCTAACTTCTCCATCCCGCTAATCCTATGGCAGCTACTGGCCAAGTTGGCTAAAGAACTGGATGTTCTACTGGGTGAAGAGTCTGAAATATCCGTCACCCCGATTGGGGAGAGTGATGTCGAACGCGCCAAGAAAGTAAAGAAATGGATGAACTGGCGTATTAAGGTTTCCCTCAAGCTGTTCAAGAAACTCTATCCCTACCTGTTACAGAAAAGTATCATGGGAACCTCGATTGGCTTTGTTCCCTGGGTAACTCGCAAGCGGCAGGTTAAGAAGTTTGTATCAGAAGAAGTAAATGATTTCAGGGAAGAACTGGTTGACGGCTTACCAGCCCAGGTACCTTTTACCCGAACAGAAGTACAAGAGGTAATCGAAGAAGTCATAGACTACGACGGGCCTGACTTGGTGGTCGAAGACCTGGAAGATTGGGTCGTTCCGACAACCGCCAAAGATATTGATAATGCCGACCACTTCATTCGTATTGTCCGGTTGGACATTGATGAAATACTTGATATGTCCGACAGCGGCAAGTTGGATTCTGACTTAATAAAAGAGAACATAGATAATCTGCGTAGAATCTCCGAGCATACCTTTCAGGCCACCGAAGTAAATAGTGATGTCTTCAAGGAAAAGAAAGAGCAACAGGGTGTGCCGGAAGTCCCGCAAGGCCGAGAAACTAGAGTTACCTTCTACAACTGGTTTGGGAAGTTCCGTATAGACGAAAAAGGCACCAACGACCTAGAACGCAGTCAGGATGTTGTAGCTTTCTACCAGCCTGAGTTGAAGAAAGTCTTGGGCGTAAGTCTTTTGGTTGAGTCTTTTCCTGATGGCAGACGGCCCTTTATCAAGTCGGACGCCATTATGAATGTCAACCAGTTCTGGGGTTCCGGTCTGTGTGAGTTACTGGAGCCAATCAGTACCGAGATGGATGCTTTACATACCCTGGCTGTAAGCGCCGCCGAAGGCGCGGTTGGCACGGTGGTTTTCGCCTCTCCCACCGCCGGCATTAACTGGGACAAGATAAGAATAGAACCAAATACCGTTATCTTTACCCCTAACCCGCAAGACATCAAGGTTGTTCCCTTGGGCCAGATTAACATGGGGCCTTACATAACCTTGATGCAGGAGCTGACTTCCTTTGCGGAGAGGTTGACCGCCCTGAATGACCCGCAGCTTGGAAGACAGTTATCCCAACCCAATGCGCCCAGGACCCTGGGTCAACAACAGCTACTTCAGGCTGAGTCCAACGTAAGACTCTTACTGGATATTAGACTGGAAAGAGAGAATCTACGAGAACTGCTGAAGCGTATCTGGGAACTGGATAAGCGTTTCCTGGAGAAACCGGTATTCTTCCGGGTTACCGAGGAAGACCCTAGCGACACAATGACCGATGAAGATATGCAAGGGTCTTACGACTTTGATATTGGGCCGATTACCGCTCTCAGTAACCGCCAGCAGAAGACTCAAGAGCTATTACAGATGTTGGCCTTATCGGGTCAAGTAGGCATCCCGCAAGTAACAATGGCACTATTCAAGCGGGCAGTTGAAAAGGCTGGTTTCCCCGATGTAGCCGCCTTAATACCAGATGCTAGTGAGCAAAAGCCTGGCATGTCGCCTCAAGAAGAAAATACTCTCATGCTTCAGGGTAAGGATGTTGACCCCAGCCCGCTTGATAACCATACCAAACATATACCTGTTCACCAAGCGCAAGCTGACCGCTTGGTAGAATTTGAAAAGAAGCAGCCAGGTATATTAGCCCAAGCTGGTAAGCAAAATGTGGTTGCTAATATCCTCTCTCACATAGCTGAGCATACCGCAGCAATCAAGCGTGGTGGCTTAGGCGCGGGCGGTCTTACCCCACAAGTACAACAACAGCCTCAACAAGCTCAGTTAGGTCAAGGACAGCAACTAGGCGGTGCCCTAGGACAACAGCAACCCGGCCAGCAATCTCCGGGTGACCCTGCTTCGCAGTTGTCAGGCTTACTGAATACTGGAGGAGCTAATTTAGGGTAATGGCTATTAATACTACAATTAGATTTCCCTCCTTTTGTTATGATGGGCCTTGGAAAGACCTACCAAAAACTATCAGGCAGATTGCCGAAAAAGCTATCCAAGAATACGAAAAGAAATACCAAGAAGAATATAAGAAACAGTATGGCTAGGGTGCTATCTGAAGCCCAAGTAGAAGAGTTGCTATCCAACCCTGCTTGGAAAGAACTAATAGAACGAGTAAAGAAACTACGCGATGATAGTGAGTATGCTCAAATGACGAGTCCTGACCCATTTACCCATGGCAAGGGTGTAGGTTATCGTCAGGTATGTAATTTAGTTATATCCCTGCCGGAGATTCTCAGGAAAGAGATACTAGGTGAATCCACCGGGTATCAGGCTCTCAGGGATAAAGTGTTACCGTTTAAGAAATGAGTTTACAAACCAGAAGTAAATTCCCCGATTTCATAGGAGTCAGCTTGGCTAAACATAAGAAGTTCCCAGCAGGTTTTAAGAAACCTAAGCCTAAGCTTAAGAAACGTAAGAAGAAGTAACATGGCACAACAAAAAGCTCGACGCAAACAGTTGCAGCGTCTGAATAAGCCCAAGAAGCCAGTAGTATTGCTGAAAGGCAATAAAAAGAAACCAAAAGTAGTTATTGGCCCTCGTGCTGGTATCCCGCCTGGACTAGCAGAGGCGGCACGTAAGGCCAAGGCTAAAAAGAAATTACCTCGGCCTAAGAACCCGGCACCACCTTTCCCTAATGAACAGGGAGAGTTTGATGCTGCTAGCAAGGTAGGGGTATCTGAGCGGAGCACATTGGAGTAAATATGGCCTGTCCTTATGCTGGTAAAACTGGAATGACAAACGGGGTACCAAATCATATCCTATGTAATAAGTGGCATTTCAGGCATGGTTTTATGCTTTGGCAATCAATGTGTATTAAGAAACTATTAAACCCGGCATCATTCAGATATGACTGGTTATATAATAAACGCCGAGATACTATTATTTTAATGATAGGGGCATATCTAAAAACACTGGAAACTTTTGTAATAGGATTTGTACTCTTACTTCCTTTTACCATTATTGGCGAAGGATGTATATTAAGTTTCAGTAACCTAAGATTCGACCGTAGATTATTGTAGATTTCTCAAATTCGCTGAACGCTAACAGCGTCATCAAAATGCGTGAAATAGGAGAAATAAATAATGGCAGAAGTAAATAGAGAAGACCCCCAGCCTCAACCTAATATTGTTGACCCTGGGGCTGCACCCGTAATAACTGATACTCCCCCGGCTGAACCGCTAGATGCCAGGGGTATACCTTTCAAGAATACAGTTGCTGAACTAGAACGTAAGTTAAAAGAGAAGGAAGAGCTAAACACTCAGTATCAAACCGTACTGGGCCAGTACCAGGCTCAGCAGCAGCAAGCACAAACCCAGACACAGGCTGTCACTCAGCCAGCCAAAACTGGCGACGATGACATCCTGGGCCAATACAGTGAACAAGACCGCAAGGCAATAGAAATTATCGCTGCGCGAGTTGCACGGACAGAGGCTGAAAAGACCGGTTACCGTTTCGTTCAGCAGGCTGCCCACCAGAATGCTTTAGCTGATAACACCGAACTGATGGAAGAAGCCCGCAAGCAATATTCCGCCTTCAAGCAGAACCAAGTATGGGCACAGGTAGATGACATCTTGGTTCAAGACCGTGCTATTGCTGAAGCGGAAAAGGTGCTGTTGGCCAAAAAGAATGTGGCCGCCAGCCAGCAGGCAGTAACTGACGCTAATCGTCAAGGTGCGGCTGGTGCTAATTTACCCAATACCTCTGGCCAGTCAGTAGAGACACCGGAAGACAAGGAAGCCTGGGTAAAGAAATGGATGCAGCAGTGGGAAAACATATCCATGTTCAAGAAGTTTGAACGGGGTGTAGATATTAACTCACCCGAAGGCCAGAAACTGTTTAAGGGATATGCTGATGAAGCATGGAACCCAACCATCTTCAGCGGCACCTCGGCAGTAGGACAAGCCTACCGTGAACTATCACAGCAGCAGCAACAGGAGAGGTCGTAATGGCTAGTTTCAAAGAGAAGGTAAAGAAGTCTCTCGGCTTGGATGAGGACTTTCAGACTCATACCGAGAAGAATAAAGAAGTAACTGTAAACAATGCTCCTGTTGACGAAGATACCACGGTAATAGTTGAATCGGCTGAGCCTAAAGTTGTTGATGAGCCTGCTACGGTAGTATCTAGTGGAACAGAACCAGAAGCGCCTAAAAGGTATGCCGTGGCAGGAGCAGGTGCTGACCCCCATGATAAGAAGCTAGAGCACTTCCGGTATACCAAAGACCCAAACCAACTGGATTACTGGGAATTCGGTGAAGACGTAAACACCATGTCTGTTCCTAAGAATATCAGGGATAAGTACCCTGAAATGAGATTCCACTGGCGGAGCCTAGCTAGAGTAGACCGACTGGGAATGGATTACAAGGGTTGGCAGAAGTTTACCGATTCCTCATTGGGTTACGGAGAAGGGCTTAAGCGCGGCAACGACACTATGTTGTTTGCCATGCCGGAAGGGCGTGCCCAGAAGTATAACGACAAGGTAGCGGCTGAATCTACTCAAAGGGTTAGAGAGCTTCAGGAACATCAAATAAAGATGAATGACCGTGCGGCTGCGGCTGGTTTGCAACCCTACGAGGCCAAGGGCAAAGGTACCAGCGGCATAGCCATTGGTGAGCGCCCAGCCCTAGGCAAGCGTCCGGCTGGCCAGCACCGTGGCTTGAGCCGCGAAGAGGTGGTTGAAAGGATAACTCGCCAGCAAGAACAGGCTCGGCGCGGGCGGGTAACCTTCGACATGGGTGGACGCAGATAAGTGTGCGCTTACTTAACCCCTTCAAAACCAAGTGTAAGACTTGTTTCAGATACTGTCTGGACGGTGAGATAGTTGCCGACCTATGTGCCAACTGTTGGTATGACCGCAGTGAAAACATGCGGAAGCAGTTTCGCATCTCTAACTTTCAATCAAATGGTCATCCTGAGTGCTGGCAGTGTCATCAGCTTATATATCTTGGTGGGTATCTTACTTGGGTGATAGACGCCAAGAGCTTCGCTTATTTCTGTGTTCCCTGCTCTGACAAGAAACATCGTACCGACGCCCAGTATAAACACACCAAGTTCCATTACGAAAATAAGCTCTGAAAAATCATAACTAAATCTATCTACTCATACCGTTTCTGGTTATGGGTTCTAAAAGTAATTCTAATTCTATTGGGAATCAACTCATGCCTAGAGTGGTTCCTTGGAGGTAAGTAAACATGGCGAACGTTGATAATCCTCATGGCTTCGCACCGCTGAAAAGTTTGGGCGGGGGAGACATGGTGGCAAGAGAATATATTAAGGCCGCTGCCGATGGTACGCGGCTGGGTATCAATGACCCGGTAACCTTTACCGGTGCCGTGGATACCATTGAACAGTACGACCAAGATGACCCGATACTGGGCGTTACCTTGAACTTTGGGGCTGGCACCACCCTAACCAACCAATCCGTCATCCTGGCTTTTGAAGATACCTTATTTGAAGCGCAGGAAGATGCCAACATGGGGAAGGCGGCTGAGGGCGCAGGTGCCAATACCATAGCCGCAGTAGCTGCCAACACTACTACCGGGCATTCCAAGTTTGAGATTTCATCTACCGCAGCGGCTGCTGTTAGGGATTTGCACCTGTATCAAGTAGCTCCCTATATTGACAATGATGGCGCTTCTACCAACGCCCGTTGGTTCATCCTGTTTAATGACCGGCAGTACGCTAATGCCATTGCAGGTATCTAACTATGGCTAATACAGACAGACCGCATGGATTTGTCGGCTTAAAGAGTCTGGGCGGTGGAGATTTGGTAGTGCGGGAATACGCCAAGGCGGTTGCTGATACTACCGTCATAGGTGAGAACGACCTGGTAACCATTACTGGTGCTTTCGACACGATTGCCCAGTATGTTCAGGATGACCCGGTTTCGGGTTCCAGCGTCAACTTCGGTGCAACTGTTACTGCCACTACCCATTCAGTTGTACTGGCTTTCTCGGACACGCTTTTTGAAGCCCAGGAAGACAGTGACGGCGCAGCAATGGCAGTTGCTGATGAAGGACAAAGCGCAGATGTTATTGTTGCCGCCGCTAATTCCACCAGCGGTAACTCCAACATGGAAATAGATTCATCTACAGTCACCAACCAAGCCAGGGACGTTCAACTTTACGCGGTTGCACCTTATGCTGATAATGTTGGTGGCACCACTAATGCCCGTTGGTTTGTTCTTATGAATGACCGGCGTTACTTCAACGCAGTTGCTGGTGTCTAACCAGTAATTGCCCTTTCTTTTTATCTTTAGGAGAAATATTACACTATGGCTTTAATGACTCGTTTGAAGTTTCCTGACTGGGAGACTACCGCAGCGTTGCCGTTTCTTAGGCGACTGGTAGAATCCGGTAGGAAGCGTCGGCCAGAATGGTTCCAGCAAGTATTTCGCATGGAATCCACTGACCGTCCACATGAACAGTATACCAGTATTGCTAAGTTCGGGCTTTTCGTAGAAACCGACGAAGGTTCGCCGGTAACTTATGATTCCGCTATCCAGGGGTTCGATAAGACCCTCACGCCCCTGCAATACTCGCTGGGCTTCAGAATTTCTCGCCTAGCGTTTGACGATGACCGCTTGGGTGCCTTGAGGAACATGGCATCCGACTTGGGTTGGTCATGGACAGAATCCAGAAACGTCCTGTCGGCTGATGTCATCAATAACGGTTACAGCGGTGCCATTACCGGTGCTGACGGAGTAGTGTTGTTTTCCACCTCTCACTTGAGAGAAGATGGCGTTACCTTCAGAAATAGACTGGCTGTCGATGCTGATTTCTCGGTTACATCGCTGAAGACAGCATTCGTTGACTTTAGGAACTTCCGCGATGGTAGAGGCAAGCGCCTGAACCTGGTGCCGGAATCGATTATGTCGCCTCCGGATAACTGGTTTGACATTGCTGAAGTCTTACAGTCCAGTGATAGGCCTGATACCGCTAACCGCGCCACTAACGTAGGCCGCTCGTTCTTTGAGGGTGGTATTCTACGGCAACTGCCTCCCAATGATTACCTGACCGATACTGACTCATGGGTATTGGTTGGCCCGAAAGAAGACCACGGCCTAATCTTCCTAGAAAGGGAGAAGTTCACGGTAGAAACTGATGTGGACTTTGATACTCGCACCCTAAAAACCGCCGCCTGGGGCCGCTTTGATGTTGACTGGGTGAACAACGGCGTGGGGATATTTGCCTCCGCTGGCATGTAAGTTGCGTAAGTAATATCTCAAACTCTCCTGAGCAGAATACCCCGTTATGGAGAGTATTTATAGCGGGTAAATTCAGGGTAAGTGGGGGTACACATTCCCCCTAGGCATAGCGGCAACGGAAAGTCTTTTGACCGGTACGCCCGCTACTGTCCCTTTAGGAGAAATAATTAATGAGTGTAACAAATCTTTCAGCTTTAAGTGTAGCTGGAGTACCTGTATTGGGTAGTGGTGGTATTCCCGCTATGTTTGGTGATTATTGGTTCGTTGATTTCACCAAGGGTTCTGATGGTAATAGTGGTAAGGATACTACCCATGCCTTCAAGACTATCTCTAAGGCTTATAACAGCGCCACCACCAATAACAATGACGTTATCCTGGTTGACGGTGATGGAGAAGTCCTTGAGGATGGCAAGATTACCTGGAGTAAGAATAGAATCCATCTAGTTGGACTAGGTGGGGGCTTTCTTCATGGACAAAGAGCACGCTGGGCTAACTCTTCAACCGGCGTGAGTGCTGCGATTGACTCGACTATTGAGGTTTCCGGTACCGGCAACTCATTTCACAACCTCAAGATTGTTAATACCGGTACTAACGCAGCTTCAATTGCTTGCCTGATTGACTCAGGAGAGGCTACTTGGTACAACAACTGTTCCTTTATGAAGTTTTCTGACCTTAACGTAACGGCAGTCGCTGACGTTATCTGTCGGTCAGACAGTTGTACTTATACCAACTGCGAAATTGGCTTTGATACGCTGGTGCAGGCCAATCCCAGAGCCACCTTCTGGATTCTGAATAGTGGGGCAACCAGGTGTAAGCATCTGACAATGCAGAATTGTCACTTTGTTTGTGCGTCTTCAGCGCAAACCAAGGTATTTATCCTGGTTGCAAATACGTCCTCTCTCGCCTTTAGTAATACTTTCACGGACTGCGTGTTCAATGCCGCTATATTCGGCTCAGGCAGCGCAGCAACCCTGGACGATGCTGTGCAAACCGCATCGGGTTTATCAGAAGGCAATTTGCTTTTTGTTAATCCTGCTTCAAATACTACGGAATTTGCTTCCGCTGATGGTTTATCGAACTCCAGAGATGGAGTTAAGGTAGCTGGCTTCGCAATGTCTGATACTAACCCTGACCAGTCGGTTGGGACTGCGATTGTACCTGCGTAATTGCTTTACTCAAGCCTCCTGAGATAATCCCTGTCATAACCTGCCGTGGAGGCCAGTACGGCAGGCTGCCATAGTAAATGATTACCTTAACCGGCACCTTCCAATACGATGATGGTACCCCGCTAGACGGGACAGCCAAACTCAATATAATTGGTTCCGATGGACAATACTTCATTCTGGGAGCTGCCCAGGAACAGGGAACGCAAACACCGATACCCAACAGATATGAGATAATTATTACCAATGGCTCAATTTCTTCCATAGTTGGGTTCGATACCAACTTCACTTCAACTGATACTATTTGGGGTAACAGCGAAATATCTCCTCCTGACACTCTGTATAAATACTGGCTGTTTGATGCTGTAGACAGAAAGATAAGCGGCCCAGTAAATATTCAAATCTCTTCCGGCCCCTACGACTTATTCAGCGCCTTACCATCCAGCATCCCAACTTCAGCAGTAACTCAAAATATATTGGTATCCAATCCCCCTTCAGGAAGCATGGCAATCAAGAATTTCTACGTTAATAGTAGCGGGAAAGTAGTAGTCGAATACGACGACGCTCCCGTTTAGGTTTTAGGAGAATAAATGGCTATTGCAACTTTTCAATTAGACCCCAATGCTCAGTCTTACACCGACGACGACATTGTAGGCAAGGTAAATACTGCCAGCGCCAATATTACCAGGGCTAGTTCGGTTGATGCCGCAGCCCGTCCAATTGCGGCAGGTGAGGTTGATAGTACTGAGTTGGCGGCTAATGCTGTAGATAATACGAAATTGGCTTCTACTGCTGCCAAGGACAACCTGGATGCTCTGGCGGATACCTCACGTGGTTACATCAAGACTGATGCTACTACTGGAGAGTTCAAGGTTATTTCCTTGCAACGTGAAGCCGATGGCAAGCTCGGTATCGACTATGACGACGTTGCTATCTAACTATGGCACTTCAGACTGAGCCAGTAGCACACAATAACTTAGTATCTGGCGGTCAAACCACTCTTCATTCACATGCAGGGGGAGGTGGTGGAGCCGATGTCAAGGCGGGCAATGAGACTGGTATTACTGAAAATACTACTCGCGCCGTTACCTTTACTACCAGTTTCTCGGCTACACCCAATGTCGTAGTAGGTTTTTCAGACAACTCCGCTGAAATATCAGTGGTATCAGCTCACACCGTTAGCACCACCGGATTTACTATTCTAGTAACCAAGTCAGGCGGTGGTGGTTCGGCCAACCGGGATGTTGCTTGGGTCGCTACTGATGCGGGCAACCCATAATGAAAAAGGTATTAATAGCTGTTCCCAATGAGGGCCGCATTGATACCCAGGTAGTAAAGTCTTTGCTGGATATTAGATGGGGAGAGAAATATCAGAAAAGCATTATCCTGCCAATGATGGATATGCCGATAGAAAACTCTCGTGCCCATACCATAAACTACTTTCTAAAAGGTGATTGGGACTACCTCTTCAGCATGGACGCTGATAACCCGCCCCTGGCTGACCCGCTGGAACTGATAGAGCTAGACCTAGATTTGGTAGGCTACCCCACCCCGATATGGTGCTGGAATCGAGAGAAGAATAAAGGCCCTTACCCAATAGAGTGGAATGTCTATGACTACGACTTTAAGCAAGGCCCTAATCGCCACAAGCAGCACGAACCAAGAGAGGGGCTGCAAGAAGTAGACGCCATTGGCAGCGGGGCTTTCTTGGTTGCCAGGAGAGTCCTTGAGCACCCGACTGTTCGCTACCAGCCTTTCCAGCGAAAGTGGAATGATGATGGAACTGTTTTGCTAGGCAGCGACTTGGCTTTCTGCCAGAAGGTCAAAGCCGCCGGGTTCAAGATACATGCTCACTTCGGACATATCTGCCTGCATTACAAACAGGTTGAGCTTACTGCTGTCATAGACGGTTGGAACTCTTTCTATCAAAGAAAGAAGTCAGAGTGGGCTAACCAGAGCAGAGAGTTTGTTCATATATAAAGTATGACTTACCTGACACCCAAGAGGTTGGAATCTTCTACCGAAGATTCCGAAGAGTTACTTAGAAAGATTCTTGATAAACTTAATATTATAGTCAACCAGCTACAACTTATGACAGATGAGCCGCTGGATGATTCACAGGAGAATATTTAATGCCTACCATATTAGATGGTACGGGGAAAGGTTTTCAGGCCCAGGTAGATGAAAATAATCGTCTCAGGGTTGAGTCGGTATCGGAATCAGATGAGCACAGAAAAGCCCTAGATGGCGAAGCCTATAGTATTAACTCTGCCACTACTGCCAACCTCCTAACCATAACTACTAACTTTGGGGCCGTACTTCACTTGCAGAATGATTCCAGCACTAAAGAACTCATCATCCAGAAAGTATTAGTATCTTCAAATGAGGCTGGAACTATTGTAAGATTTATTAAGAATAATGTTATCGGCTCAATTGCTGATAATAACAGCCTAACTCCAGCTAACAGTAACTTTGCATCCGGTAAGGTGGCCGATGTCACCGCTCACTCATGGGATGAAACAAACAACGGGATTGGCGGGTTGTCAGGCGGGACGGTTGTAAGCACCTTTAGCGAAGGCGTAGGAGTGACTGTTCATCCTATAGATGGCGCTATCGTCTTAGGAAAAAACAACGCCCTTACAGTTGAAATGGCATCCACCAGTACCACTGATGAAGTAAGCGCCTTAATTAGATTCTATTTTCAGGACATATAATACTTGGCCCTTCCAGTACACATACAGGATGTCGGCTCCGGCCAAAGGGCTGAGGTAACTCCCAGAGGGGCAATATGCATCCAGCCTTTATCGGAACCAGCCTTCCTGCCTCAGAAGATAAAACCCTTTCGACAATTTCTTACCAATGGCGGCACCTCATCTGACAGTAGCGATATGATTGTTAATGGTTCGAGCACCAATGTAAACTTCTGGGTAGCTGCTGATTCCACCAATGACAGATTCATAACGATATTATCTTTCGTAATAGCTGATACAGGAAACTTTGCCCAGAATGAGTTTGGCGACCTTGGTATATCTTTAACCAACGGTTGCAGGTTGTTTTATACCAGGGGTTCAGGAGATGAAGTAGATATACATGATGCCCTGAAAATCAACTTCGACTTTACCCGACTGGCATTGGGTAGACCAGCCTTTGGTGCTGCTGCTACTACGTTCAGAGGAACTAACTTTATCGGAACAGCCGAAGTCATGTTGCCGGTGGTAGACCTGAAGGAATTTATGCCTCCCTTTGGGATAAAGCTGGATGCCGGGACTAGCCAACGCCTTACGCTCAGAGTAAGAGATGCCCTAGCAGGACTGACTACCTTTGATTGTATCGCCTATGGATTTGATAGATTTCCTGACTAATGGCCAATCTTTTAAGACCACCGCATCTACAGTTAGATACCTCCGCTACGGCATTTACCGGCAGAGGCTTCATTGGTCATATTAAGTTGTCAGGCGGTTCTGAAAAGACTGTTATAACTCTTTATGATAATACCGCTGCCAGTGGATTGATACTAACCAGATATGTTTTAGGAATAGAAGAAGACATGGAATCATCTTACGAGGCACTAACGGTAGGCAAGAGATTCAAGAAAGGTATCTATGTATCTTTTGGAACTCCCTCTACGGGGGCATTGGTAATTATTACTTTAACATAATGAATAGAATATCCATACCTAGCCATGTCTTAGGGACATTGCTGCTACCAGAGTATGGTACAAGGAAATTAGGGAGATAACTTAATATGTCAGTTAATACAGGAGTACTAGCCAGTATCGGCACCATAAAGATACTGAGTGCCAGTTCTGGAGATAATACTAGCACTACGGTTGATGTTAGTAATACCGGCCTGTTACTTGTTCACTGTCAGGCCGCATCTTCGTGGGATGGCACGCTCACCTTCAGCACCAGGCTAGACGGAACTAATTGGGTAACAACCCAGGGTGTCCAGATAAGCAATGGAACGGCAATAACAACTGCTACCGGGACAACCCTAAGCATGATGTTCCGCTTTGATGTGAGTGGAGTCCTGGAATTCAGGGCGGTTATCAGCGGCCATAGTACCGGCACCATAACCGTTACCGCCAGGGGGGTAGGACTCTAATGGCTGGAAGATTACCAAGAGTTACAGGTGCAGTTGGAGCAATAGACACAGCGGGTGAAGGTGGGGTATTCACGCCTGGTTTTGGCCTTCCGGTTGCTGTTACTGAAACGACAACGCTTTCAGGCGCAAACTTGGTAAGGGCTATACAAATTGTCCTGCCACTTAGAGTAGTTGTAGGGAAATTAGTGTTTGAGGTTACTACCACATCTGCTAGTGACTTGTGTTCGGTAGGAATTTACGACAAGGATAAAAACAGACTTTTTCATTCCGGGGCTGTATCAACCACAAGTGCCGAGATAAAAGACATTAATTTAGCATCTTCCGTAACACTAGAACCGGGCGTGTATTGGTCTGCCTGGACAGGAGATAACACAACTTTTAAGTTGAGGGCTGCTGTAACTGGAACAACCGCGAATGCTATATTTAGAACAAATAGTAGTCGTTGTGGGGCTGCTGCAAACTCTTCTTCCAGCGGGGTATTACCTGCAACGCTCGGAGATATTACTGGCGCGAGTCTTAATGCTGCTCTTATTTATCTTGAACCCTAATGTCCACACTCTGATTAAAACTGAAACCTTAAACCAAATGTTATCCCAACTCCATGTGCAGAGATAATTGCTACCTGCGGAACATACCAATACTTGGAGTCATCTTTCATCCACCTGTAAGAGATTATGCTGGTTAAGGTAGCTAGTCCCATCTGGATAGCGTATATCTCCTTTCTACCTGATGGCAGTAAAGGGTTGCCCTCGTAACAAGTGTTATTTCTCAAGCAGGCTTGGGTCAGTTCAATATCAGCTACTGCACTGGCGTAATTGGCAGCGGTTAATATCCAAAAGGCTTTGGTATTCTTATCACCAGCATTTAGATTCAAGGGAACAATCAGAACCAACAATATCAGCAGGTATAGTTTCATAATATTCTAAGAGTATTAAATACTAACCTCATTGTCAAGTGAATATTATAAGAAATATTATAGAGATGTTAAAGGATGACTTATTCGGACTGGTAGCTATGATTTTAGCCTTAGGACTTATATATGGAGTTAGTCAGATAATTCTATCTTATGTTAAGTAGGTATTATTTGGTGCTTTTATGCCTTGGATGGAGATTGGATTAGGCTCACTATTCATCTTAATTGCTATTGGTGCCCTGTTATTCACTTTAGATAGAGCATCTGGTGTACCTAGAGATAAGAGTAAGAAATAATGTCTTACATATCTGACTTAACACCGGAAGAAGAACTTAAAGAGTTACATGATTACTTTACTACCTGGGTACAGGCTCAAGATAAGAGATACAAGATATTGTTTGAGACGGTTAATATCAGAGACAGAAAGTTAGATGCTCGTGAGCGCATGTTAAATGAGAAGGAAAAGATATTGAATGATATGGAAGTTAAATTAACAGGTAACTGTTTGTAGAACAGGAGGCCGCCATCCCGCGCACCGACCATTTTACCAACATGACAATTACCGGTTCTCTTAGCTTGGGTGCCCAAGCAAGGATTATTCCTTTGCTCACGGTAGCAAGGTTAAACGATATCTTTACAGTTGATGGTACTACTCATGCAACCATTCAGGATGCCATTAATGCAGCAAATTCTGCTGGTGGCGGGATAGTATATATTCCGCCTGGAACACATACCTTAACTAACGAACTTGCCATGCGCTCCAATATCAGATTGGTTGGAGCAGGCCCGAACACTATCATCACGCAAGGAAGTACAGCTAATCTCACTAACATGATTAACTTCTCCACAAATTCGGCTGATGATGCCTCAATTGAAAATTGTACCATTGACGGAAACCGAGCCAATAACACCTCTGGCAACTCTCTCATCAGTCTGAGCACTCGTACAGGAAACAAAGTATTACATAATATCATTAAGAACGCTCTAGGAGCAGGCGTTCTTATGACAGCGGGTAATGGGAATGAAATTCTACACAATAAGTTCGATGCCATCTTTTCCAATGCCATTTGGATTGAACCATCCTCTACTTCCATTACAAACACTAGGGTAATAGGAAACTATTGTACTCGTTGGGGAGGACATTTTGTTGCCCTTAGAAGGGCGTCAGGAAATACAGTTGCTCTCAACATCGGGGAGGGCACGCAACTCACAGCCGTTGTGAATGCTGCAACCTCCATCGTGACATGGGTAAGCGGGACAAAATTCTCCACACTGCTCTCCGGCATGTTTGCCAACGTCGATGGAACAGAAGTTAAAATCCTTTCTGTAGACTCCGCTACGCAGCTTACTGTAGATACCGATTTAGGTAGCCAATCAAGCGAAGCGATGATTGCCGGTTCTGGAGACGGGATAACTATGAGTTCTGGAAACGGCAACGGCATCACTGATAACTATATTAGAAGAGCAATGTCTAATGGTTTCGTAGTCCACAACTCCATTGGAACAACCAACACGACTCAGACTCGTCTGGTCGGGAACCATGCTGAGCAAAACGGCGATGTGGGATTTTGGATTCGCGACGACGATGGTGCGGGGCTTACAATTGATTCCACCTTGCTGTCGAGTAATACGGCAATAGCAAATGGTATCGCGGGTCATACACTCTTTGATGCTGGTATCAAACTGAGTGGCGCAAGTGTAAACAATACAGCCATTCATGGAAATATGTTTCGAGATTCCCAGGGTACCCCGACCCAATTAGTCGCTATTGCAATGGATTCTGCTACTGGGACAGGTAACAAGGTCGGTATCAATTATGTCGCCGGGTCAATGACTCCCATTCGTAATCCTGCCAATGCAAACGCTTCCGGCTTCTCCGGCCCCCTGACCATTAATGGTGACTTGGAAATCAGCAGTACCACTTCAACCTTGCTTGTGTCTCGTATGACAACTACACAGAGAGATGCTTTAACGGCAGTAAACGGAATGATAATTTATAACACTACCGACAATCAGATGCAGGGACGAATCAATGGTTCTTGGGCGGCAATATAAATGGCTTTAATCGTAGGCGACCTTTTACAATCTTTAATGCGTGAGGCGGGCGATAATCCACCTGACCCCGTACTTTCAGTTGATTGGTTACAGCAAAGATATGAGTCTGTCTTGGCGAGAGCACCGTGGCCCTTTCTGATTAAGGAGGCCACCTTCAGCACTATTGCGGAGATTACCGCTGGCACGGTTACGGTTACCAATGGGTCTGCGACAGTCACTGAAACTACCTCCAATGCTAACGGCTGGTCATCCAGCATCGAAGACAGGTTCTTTCGCAGAGATGGCAACAGTGAGTTTTATAAGATTAGTACCTTTACCGATGCCAACCCCGATACCTTAACCCTCAACCGGGTCTATGAGGGTAGCACCGGTACCGAGATTGGTTATACCATATTCCAACGATTCTATTCCCTGGCCTCGGATGTTCGTGAGGTTATGTCTATTGCCAGGGTAGAGACACCTGGTTTCCTTACGGAAGTATCCCAGGAAGAATTGGCTACTGTATTACCTAACCGACCATCATTAGGCAATCCTGCTTTCTGGTCTTATGCTGGTAGGGATTCCAGCAATAACCAACAAATAGAACTATACCCCATACCTGATGAGGCTCATGGGTTTCTATATCAATATATTCATTCTACACCCAGCTTGGTAGATGCTGATGTAACTATCCTGCCACAGATACCCTTTGGGCTGCTGCGGAGTGGCTGGCTGGCTGATTACTGGTCTTGGCGGAGCCGACACGATAATGCCCCACCCAATGCCGGTCAGCATCAGCAGAACCAGGAAAGAGAGTTTGAGAAGCGTTTGCAAGAGTTGTTAATCAGGGAGTCACCTAACTTTCCACCCAAGCGGTTGAAATTCCATGACAGGTTCTGGAAGCACCGTGTCCTGCGGCAGCAGAGAGGTATCCCAGTGAGCTTGCCTAACTCCGGTTAAATTATGGCATTCAGCGTAGCCAACGCCAGTTCGTACGCCACCTCGATGCTTAAGCTATCGTCGTCTGCACTGAACGCCGCTGACGAACTGCGCATAGCCAACTCTATCCAGACTGAGATAACCATGTTCCATTTCTGGAGCTGGTCTATCACCGCTGGTACCGATATTACCATTTCTTCCGGCACCCAGGACTACTCAGTAGCCTCAGGTAACCAGAATAAGATTCTAGGTATAGCAGAAGCTAATCTATTAGACGGGTCAACCGAAGAACCTAACCTGATGATATGGTCTTACCCGATACTGCCTAAAAGGTTGGTAGGTGCTGCTACCGGACAACCTATAGCGGTTTCTCTAATCTCTCCTACCAAGATTAGACTCTGGCCTACACCCGATGCCAGCTATACCTTTCAATTCCAGTTCTACGCTCGGCCAGCAATATTTACTTCTAACGCTGGTACCTGGGATATCTCTGAGGCTTTTACCGATGTAGTTAAGGCCGGGGTCTTATGGCAGGTGATGATATTGCAAGATGATGTGCGGGAAGAGACTCAGAAACAGACTTTCTTCAGCTTGCTGGCTAATCATAAAAGGGTTGATTTAATGACGGTTGGACGTAGAAGGTTCTAGGAGAATATAAGCGTGCCATTTTCTAATAGTGATTCAATAACTTCCACTGATGTAAATAATATGTTGCGCGGATTAAATCAAGACCTTACTAGCAATTCTGTTACGGGTACTACCGACGAAACCAACTTAACCAGTTTTGCCATGTCAGGCGACACCCTGGGTGCTACCGGAACACTACACGTAAGGGCATGGGGAACAATAACTGGAACCAATGATACTAAAACTATAAAGTTAATATTCGGTTCCACTACTCTTTATACCATTGTTAGGAATGCTGCAGGAACTCAACAGTGGCTTTTTGATACTTGGATAAGTAATACTACCACCTCTGCTCAATTATCTGGAGGAATAGAATCGAAAGATAGTTCCACCGATATAATTATAAGCAATTCTACTGCTTCCAACGAAGATACTACTGCCAGCGTGACTATAAAAGTAACAGGAACATTGGCAAACTCTTCAGATACTATTTCCCAAAAAGGGTTTTCTATTAATATAGTGCAGGTTACGTAATTGGGAATAAGAAACCAACAGAAGATTTCATCGCTAGGGATAGTGCCAGGGATACGGCTGGCGCTTAACCCTTTTGCTCAACAAGTAGGCTCAGCGAGAATGTTGCGTAACTTTGTACCAGAACGCGGACGACTAGCTCGTAAGTCATTCAGTCCAAACTTTACTACTTCATCCAGTTCAAGTTCTGTTTGGCATACTAAGAATTTCAGATATACTCGCGCCAATGCTCCAGAAAATGAGATATTAGTATTTAAGTCTGATGGCAAGGTGTATAAAAGAGTACCCAGCCAGGAGCAGGAGATATTCCCCGGCGTCACATCGTTTGCGGTACTAAACCAGAAGCCCTTTGTCGGCCAACTGGGTAACAGATTCTTTTGGCATGATGGCTCTTCGGGATATGTTTATGATGGCCGTGATGTTCAAACATGGGGCATAGAAAGGGAAACATCTGCACCCTCAACCTCTGCTACCGGTACTGGACTAACCATGAGTACCGGCCTGAAAGCGGCTATTACCTGGGTAGTCTTAGATGAAGCTGGTAACAGGGTACATGAGTCCAGTCGCAGCGATGTGGCTGCCTTCCAAGCACTCTCTAATGAGAACCTGCAAATTGATAAGTCTGGGTTGTCAGATGATGCTAGAGCAACACACTGGTCAGGATATGTGTCAGAACTAGACGGCAGTGAAATATTGCGAAGAACAAATACTACCATTATAACTACGGATACCTTTATCGTAACTGCACTACCAGCAGCCTTGGATGCTAAAGCGCCCACACTAAACGACCCACCGCCCAAGTCAACTGTAGGAGAGGTTACAAAAAACCGTATTTTCCTACGGGACAATCAGAACCCTGAGAACCTATGGTTTTCTGCCCTCGGTGAGGTTAAAGGGTCTAGCAATGGAGCACCGGATGAATCATTTCCGGGTAAAGATTCTTCTTCTATATCAAACTTGGTAAATAATGATTTCATCCCCGACAGGGAAATATCTGCTATCAAGAGCCATAGTAATATTATCTTCCTGTTTAGTGAGCGTAGAGGCTTCGGGTTGACTGGTGAGCTATCGCTCCTGGATAACCGTGCCCCTAGAGATATGACTAAGTTAGAGGTCTTTTCAGAAGGATGTGCTGGTGCAAATGCTATCGAGTCAACACCCTTTGGCCTAGTCTGGTTCACGCCTGGCAGAAAGCTATGGCTGTGGGCTGGTGGACAGGAACTACTAGATATAGGCGAACCTATCCAAACCCTGCTAGGAACTATTCCGGCTGGTAGCCTGAATAATGTCTACATGAAGTGGTGGGAAGGTAATGGTCGCCAGTGGTTAGTAATAGCTCTTAATAGTAGAGACGGCGAGTCGCCGGATGATAGCTCTACCCTGGCCCAACGCACTTTGATATATGACTTCTCGCTACCCTCTCCTCGTCCTGATAGGACACAACCTGACCCTGGCTCATGGATTGAGTGGACAGATATTACCGCTACCGCTATCGGTACCTATATCGCCAACGATGGCCAAGAGTTCCTGCTAATTGGTGATAGTTCTGGCAACGTCAAACAAGCAGACACCATTGTCAGTCCCTGCCACCTGAACCGCTCCTTTATACTGAGTGAGTGCTACCTGGGTTCTACGGTGCAAAATAATCCCCAAGCTGACTTGCGCACTAGCTTATTGCTACCCTCCAGTGACCAGTGGAGCGTTGGACATTACCTGCAACTATTAACCGGTGACCAGAATGACCCTGGCGTACCATCAGCAGGTGATTTTACCGAACCTACTATATCCAGTTGGATAGACCCCGCTTCCGCTGATAGCCCTGGAACGGCCATTACCCTTACGCTGGACTCGGCCCTAACCAGCGGCGACAAAAGAGCCTGGTTAATACCTGATACCACCAATACCACTAAGGCTGGAGCCTTTGCCAAACAGTTTCTATTTCAAGCCCAGTATGCTGCTGGGGTAGACGACACCGGTAATGCTGATAATCGCGAGACTAATAGAATTAATACTATATATAAGATGGGTTTCACGTGGTCGCCCAAGCCGGAGATGGCTGCTTAATATGCCTCTACAATTATCTATCCCAATTACCGAACTACAGCAGTTGCGCAGCAGCACCAAACTTAGTCAAGCCGGTGGTCTTACCTTTTCCAAGCCAACAACACCTTCTAATATTGTCGTTACCGGTTTGAAGTTCGGCTTTGTAATCCAGTGGTCTAAGGTATCAGGTGTGACCGGCTATCAAATAGCTGTAATGAGTGGAAACAACCTAGCTGCTCCCAACTTACTATTAAGCGAGATGGGCGAAGACAGCATGGAGAGGCCATATTTTGTTGGCGATGTTGCGCTTACCCGGAGTTTTGCGGTCAGAGCCTTTATTCAAAGTACGACGGGATTCCTGTTTTCTAAGTTTACTGAGATTAAATCTGGAACCTCTAAGGTTGATGGGGGAGTATCCGATGGAACCCCAGCCGACCCACCCGCACCTCCTCCTGACCCCGGAGAGTCACCAGAGGAGCCTTGCCTGGTAGAAGGCTCATTGGTTAAGACACCTAATGGTTATATTCCAGTAGAAACAGCGGGCAAGTTCCTGATAACCCATATCGGTACCTGCGAATCCATTATGGTGAATGTTCCAATAGAAGCCAAGTGCTACAAGGTCTTAATCCAGTCAAAACCGGAGTTTGAGTGTTCATATTCTCACCCGCTTCAAGTGTTGGGTAGGGGATGGACTAGAGTAGAAAACCTGTTTACTGATGACAAGGTAAATACCGAAGATGGTTTTCTTCCTATTATTTCGATTGAACCGACTGGAAAAAGAATTGTTAGACATCTCAAGTTAGATGGCCCTATTAATAGTTATCAGTCTTTGGGTGGGGTCTACTCACATAACTCTATAGCTAAATAATATGGTTTCCTATGGTTTCCTATCGCAGAATTAAACCAGAAGAGATTAAGCAAGCCTCTGATAAGTTCGTGGAGAAATATCCTTGGGCTGCCGCACCTAACTGGCTAGGGGTAGTTGTAAAGGTTAAGGATGGAGAGATATTAGGTCTATATGATTTACAAGTACGAGCCACCATCGGGAACCTGGTTAACTTCGATAACTCCCCCGTGACTGTATGTGAGTTGGCTGCCCATGCTGATTCCCAGCTAATAAATCACAAAGAATATGAATGGATTGTGCCGAATCAAAATGAGTCAATGCAGAAGTTCTTAGAGAAGCATTATGGCTTAGAGGGCGAGGAAGAAATACCTCATAAGATATATATAATTAAGAGAGATTAATATGCCTCGAATAAATGGAAGACAACAGTTTAATCCCAATGCTGGGCTTCCGGACCAAGCCCAACCGGTATCCCCGCTGGCTGGACTTATTGATAGCATACAAGCTGCTGGACGTCAGCCTGCTCCGCTAAGTCAGGTAGTAGCTCAAAATGTTCCTACTCAGCGTCAAGCCCCCCTGAGCCAAGCCGTTGCTCAAAACACGGGCGGTCGAGGTGGTCATAACTTTTGCCCAACTTGCGGCCAGAATGTTCAATCATCACCTCTGTCTGGTCTTGTTCCTAATATAAATACCGCCGGTCAGCAAGCGCCATTGGCCCAACCAGTAGCTCAAAATGCTGGCGGGCGCAAGATGCCAGGCAAATCATTCGAATCATTTGGTAGAATCTTCTAAGGATATATAAAGTATGCCAAAAAGCAAGAAGAAAAAGGAATCTGGCCGCCTTGAACTTGAGCAGCAAAAGCTGGCCAATCAAGCCTTGCAAGATGATTTGAAACTGCGTATGCAAGTATTTAAGTCTATCGAGCCATTTGCAAAGGCGTTAATTTCTATGGGGCTAGACCCGGCTGCCATCCTATCTACCCCGTTAGGAGTGTCCCTATTGGCTCCTGGCAGAACAGCTATCGGGAAAGAGTTTGAGGCTGCGAGAAGTGCCCTAATTGATACTCTGGGGTCAAGTGGTTTGTCAACTGGCTCTGGAGTAGGCGTAGGGCCACTGGCTAATCTGTTTGGTGAAGAAGCTCAACAGCAGGCCTCGCTCGTCCAAGGACTGCCCCTACAGTCCCTACAGTTAGGTCTACAAGGGGCCAACCTGCTCCAGGGCCAGCAAGCTATCTTCAATCCCCAGATTACTGGTGGTATAGCTAGCCAGTCGGCTGCCAATGTTATTAATCAACCTGAAGGGCCTGGGGTACAAATAGCTACTGCTGCTGCGGGTGGATTAGGTGCAGCACTATCAGGATTTGGTCAGCCTAGACCTAAAACTACATAACCATGCCACAGTTCCTAACCCGACAATCATTCTTTCAACAACAGCCCCAAGCAGCCCAATTACCTTTCAGCCAGTTTGGAGGTAATCGCCCTCCATTACAGGGTGATACTACCGGTGGCATAGCTTTTCCTGATGCTGGTCAAGCTGGACAGCCTACCCAATCCCCACTGTCACCATTCCTGTTACCAACCGGCCTCTCAGATACTGAACTGAATGCCTTGCTGGGTGTCTCCGGGTTACCAGGAACTAAACAACAGTTGCTAGGGTTTGACCCTATTGCTCTACAAGATTTTAGCAGAGGAGGGTTTAATACTGGCCTCTTTGGAAACCAACAGCCTGCCCAGACATCCAGCTTGCCGCCTGGTGGTATTCCAATTGAGGGCAGTGGTGGGTTTGATAAGTTTAATCCTGTTATTGCCGGTGGTACACAACCTAATAAACTAGGTGGGTTCTAATATGCCAGGACTGTTCGGGCGACAAACACTAAGTAGAGAAGTAACTGGCTTAGTTGGGCCACAGCAAGCTCCTCCAGTTAATACCGGCCAAGGTGGTGTGCCAGGACTGGGCGTACAGGGTGTTCCCCAACCACCTCCACCTGAATTACAGACCCAGAATATTGAGATTCAAGGCCCTAACCGTGGCATCAATCTTATATCCGACTTCCTGACTGGCTTCGGTGGAGGGCCGGGCGCTGCTACTCAACAGCAAGCTCAAAGGTCAGCACAGACTGAGAGGCTGTTTGGTGCTCAGCAACGACAGGTAAATCAACAGTCTCAACTGGCACAGCAGCAACGGCAATTTGGACTCCAGCAGCAGAATCTACAATTATCTCAACAGCGAGAAGAACGAGTAGCAGAAGATGCTACCATCAATCAGTTACTTAATAGTATTTCTATTGATGTTGATAGGAACACTGGCGAGGTAACACTGACAGATAAAATAGCGGCACTACAGGGACTACCTGGTGCCGTCAGGATATTACGCAAGAAGAAAGATGTAGATTTCAATATAGCTCAGCTACTACCTCCTAATGCTACCAAAGAAGATATTAATACCGTTTCCATAGCGTTTCAGTTTGGCGGCGACAAGCAGGGACTGCGAGAGCTATTAAAGGTCAGGAAAGATATTGCTGGCCGTCCTGGGATTTTACAATCCAGGCGTCGCCAGCTAGCCCAAGCCGAACGTGGTCTGCGCGCTGACTATCTAAAAGAAGCTGGTTCCTTTATAAAGATTCGTGACCAGTTTGATAGGGTACAACTAGCCTCTCAAGACCCAACCGGTGCGTCCGACCTGTCAATGATATTTGCTTTTATGAAGATGCTCGACCCGACATCGGTTGTACGTGAGTCTGAGTTCAGGGCAGCGGCAAGCATTGGTTCTATACCTCAACGCATTGAGGGATTCAGAAAGAAGATAACCACTGGGGAATTTCTGTCAGCGGGACAGCGTGCTAATTTCCTAGCAGAAGCAGTCAAGTTATTTGGGCGTTCCAAGTCTCGTAAGGAAGCTATTGATAACCGGTTCAGGAAGATTTCTATAGGACAGGGTATTAATCCTGAAAACGTAATCCAAAGTTTTGGCTTTGAAACACAAGGTATTACCCAGCCACAAGGAAAACCAACCCATCGTTTCAATCCTGAAACTGGCAAGGTAGAACCCATTCAATAATGGCTGACCAAAAGAAATTACAGCGTAAGGCAAAAATTGTTAAGATACCAGGTATAGGGCTAGTTGAGTTTCCCGGTTCTATGTCTGATGAAGATATAGCGGGTCAGATACGTGGGCTTACTGGGGCTGGGAAAGTTGTGACTGGTGCTAGGGGCATCTTAGAAGAAGCACCACCCGCCATAGGCGCTACTATTGGAGCAGCAGCTGGCACACCATTTGGCCCCCCAGGTAGAATCGCTGGTGCTGGTATAGGAGCCGGAATAGGCGAGGCCACAAAAACTGCCACCGTAGGTCAGTTCCCAACACCTGGCGGAAGACTAGGCGGGCCAAGGTTACAACTACCAATAGAGAGTTTCGATGATGTAGCAAGAAGTGCTGGTGAATTCGCCTTACTTGAAGGTGTGTTTGCTGGTTTTGGTAAACTCTTTCGCCGCCTGAGAGGCCCAACACTTACCCAGCGCTCACTGGCAAGACCAGAAGTTAAACTAGCTACAGAGCGCGGGGTAGAATTAACTCTCAGCCAAACTACCCAATCTCCATTCATTATTGGTTTCGAGTCCATACTGAAAAGGGCTATCGGCACACAGCCGTCCTTTCAAAAACAACAGTTAAGACAGAATGTACAAATAACAAGATTGTTTGATAAGTTAGCTAGTAACATATCAAAGCAACAAGACAGGAGAACGGTTGGGCTTGCGCTAGGTGAAACCTCTCGCGCTATCAGGAAAGAAGCTGGGGCCGCGCTCGGCCAAATTGAGGATTCCATTATTTCAAAATCCCCCTCTGGCATCATTAACTTTACCAAAGAACAATCTAATAAGATACTCCAAAACATTAAAGCCCTTGAAGAGATCGAGGCTGCTGCTGGCACTCCATCCGGTGTAACCGGAGCATTGAAAAACATAAGAGACATTCTATTCCCTGCTGGCGAACCGCTAACCATAGGAGAAGCATTAATAGCAGCAAAGAACATCAGGCAAATAGCAGATACCAGGAGTGGCAGGGTAGGCTTTTTCTTATCTAGGGCGAGAGGAGATTTACTTGATGCTATTGCGGATAGCTTGGGGCGAGAAGGGCTTGGAACAGAAGCCAGACAGCTAAGAACGGCCAGAGCTAGGTTCAGAGAAATTGCTGAAGCATTAAACACTAGCTTCATACGCTCTTTGCAAAAGTTCAAGCAACCAGAATCAGTTGGTAGAATGCTTGCCATATCCGGAACAGGATTAAGCAAGGCTGAGATTGTAAAAGCTATATTCAAGGGTGAGATTCCCAACCCTGTCAGGAGAGCTTTCGTTGAGGAGATTTTGAATCAATCTACTCAGGAGGGTGTCCTTATTGGCAACCTGTTAGAGAATGTTATTGATAAGAGGGTTGGCGCAGATGTTATACGCGCCGTATTGAAACCAGAGGAAGCATCCTTTCTTCTAAAAGATATTAAGACCCTAGCCAACTTGATAGACTTGCCTGTTTCAACAACTAGGCCATTGTCATCGGCAAGCTCAAGCCTCTTGGCATTCGGTCAGAGCCAGCAAGCCGCTGCAGGTGTCGGGGCTTTTGCTACCCAAGGAAGCGTGTTAGGATTGGCGGCTGCTACTCTTACCCTAGGAATACCAGCTTATATATCTAAGAAGCTGACAAGTAAGGGTGGAGCAGAACTATTGAAACGGGCGGCAAGAGTGAAAGCTACGTCAGCAGAAGGTCTTAAATTGCTACCTAGACTCTTGGCTATTACTGAAGGTAAGAGATTACTTAGAAGAAATAATGAAATCCCTAGTACGATACCCTAAAGTAAATACCAAGCCCATTTTATAAGATATACCACACCCATTCCCAGTAAGCCAACGAGCGCTATTGACCCTACAATTCTTATTCCTAATCCTAGTAACCAAAACATACCCCAATTCTACTCCCTAAAACATGATTGTCAAGTCTTATATGCTGTCTATTTCCATTCTAAGGCGTTTACAGGCCCGTAGAGCGAAGATAAGGCGAATATGATAGAATTCCTCAGTCTCTTTCAAGCACATGGCATAGAAGGGCTAGTAATAGCCAGCCAGTTTGGACTAATCTTCTGGATGGTAAGGGCACAACGCAATGGTTTCATCAAGTTACTCACTAAGAATATTGAGGTACTTACTTCTGTAGAGCTAATAATTAAAGAACGCCTTCCTCGATAATAGAACCCTGACACCATCCGATAAGCTGTTAATTCCCGCAGCGCCAGACGATGCCAGGGTTTTTCTTCTTAGTAGGAGATGCTAGTCAATTGTAAAGAGAGGGTTTCTACCTCCTGTGTTTTATTTCTCAGTTTTACCTGAGATGTCATTTAACTCGGTTTCCAGTTGGGTGCGCATATCGTTCTGGCCCTGTAGGTAACGATTGTCGTAGTTTGGGTCGGACTGGTATGCCTGAATCTCGTCTTGTAATCGTGCCCGCTCCGCCGCCGCAGCCGCTTTCTCGGCGTCTCGCACGATGGGTAGAAGGTACTGCTCTGCATAAGCTGTAACATGCGTCCAGTCTCCGCACCCAATCTTAGTTGCCGGGAGCGCCTCGGCTAATCTCCTTAGCAAACTCTCCTCCGCCGAAAGTCTATCGCTCATGGCTTCTCCTCTTCGGCGCGGGCCTTCTCTAGCTTAGCTAGTTGACGCTGAATCTCGAATTGCTTGTGGTGAATTGGTTTCATTTCTTCCGCAGACGTTTTTGAGAGGGTATTCCATACAAAAGCCAACGCATCATCCCAAGCGTTCAGTTCTTTCTCCTGCAGCAACCCTTCCAAGGCTGACGCGGCGGGTTGGAGTCGGCGCAGATGGTTTGAGAATTTGATAGCTTCACAGTCGCATGGGCGCTTTGACATAGGCGGGTATTGCGTGATGCAATCAGGGTCGTGAAACTTTCTTGTGGCCTCTACACACGCCGCCAACACTTCCGCCCGCGTGTTAGCCAGTAAAGCCCTGACAAGCGGATTGTGCTTCAGCCTCTCTATAGTTTCTTTCAGTTCAGAACCCTCAGCCATTTACCTTCTCCTCCCCACCCTCATCCAGTCTCAAACGTCCTCCCACAGTTCATCAAACTCTTCTTGCGTCATCTCACCGCGCTCCACTTTGCACAAGGAACAGGTGTCTGCGTCGCATAGCCCCTCGTAATGATTATCGAAGATGTTATCTACGATGCTCACCTTCAGCCTCATCCAGTCTCGTTACCTGCTGCCGCTCGTCTACAGTCTGGGCACATTGCCCCTCCCTCATGCACACGACTTAATAGCCATCCATCCCTTCGAGCTTGAGCACGGCAACTACTTCCATGCTCTCCCACGTATTCTCTAGGGTTCCACTCAGGGTTAAGTGCGTGCACACAATCCTTTCGGTCACAGTACAAATCGAGAGTGTAGCCGCCGACAATCACTTCCCACCCTCCTCCCTGCTGCTAGCTGCAAGGTCGAGTTGGCGGATTGCCGCTATCCCGCTACGACACGCCGCAACACCATCGTTGTCTAGTTCGCCTGTCGTAAGGGCTTCCCACTGACCGCATAATTGAACCAATTCCACTACACACATCTTCCTCACCTTCTCCCGCTCGGCGGCTAGGAGGCGCTTGATTTCTTCAACCAGTTTCTCTTTCTCGATTTCCGTCATAATAGTCCAAAATCCTGTGTGTCTATTTCGGTCACAAGCATACG